TCTCTTTTTCTGTCAACGACAGGAACTCTATTTGTCTTTAAATGGTAACCTTATCTGTTAAGTTTGGGAATACATCGGAAAGGTCAGCTGGCGGGGAACACCATAACACCATAATGACGAAGAGGCCATATCTTTTTAAATGCCGATTTGTCTACAGAGAACAATTTCTGCAGCTCATCCATAGATGGTGGCTAATTTGGCTTCCGGACAATCTTGATCCGTTCTATATAATCCATAGGATTTTTACCAATATAATGCTCCCTCATGGTCTCATGGAAAATTATCTGGAGAGTCGTCATGATATGATCCTTTGTACCATCGGAGCATTTCAGTGTCATAAGAAATGAATCTATCTTAGCTACCATATGTCAGCTGAAAGAAAGCTTTTAAACTAAGGGTGAATATGAGTCTTTAAGATCCCGGCCCTCCACTCTGCAGTAGACTTCTGCAGGCGGCCCTTTGAATACCGGGGAGAGCTCCAAGCATAAAAAAAACCTGCCCCATGGACAAGGTCTTTTTTTCTTTATGATATAAAGCTTTATTATTGGGGAGCGCCGGATTCGAACCGGCGACACCATGCATGTCGAGCAACCTAAGCCCCTGCCCTTGTCTTTATATACCTTTATAACCCCATTCTATCAGGGTTTCAAGCCTTTTCACTGGATAGCTCTGGATGCTATTAAAAAAATAAATGTTGAATAGATGTTGAATAAATGTTGAAAGAATGAAACAATAAGTAAACAGTTGCTAATGTTTTTGATTGAGGTAAGTAAATGGGACATAATGATCGTTATGATTCTGAAGATCGCGACAAAGAAGAATACTTAGGATCCTTACTTGAAAGACTTGATTCTAAAGCTCAAGGGATTACAAAATTAGTTATAGATAAAGGAGAGGATGCATTATCCCCAAAACAAAAATACGTATTCCAAAGAGAAGTTGTGGATCAATACATCATCACTGAATGCAAGTTATGTAAAGACTCAGTCGCATGGTGTGAAATGGCGTTCACTATAGAAAGTGGAGGATATTGTCCACACTGTGATCATCTTATGAATAAAGATGATTAAATAGGGTTTGATAGAGTCCATGTTTAGCTCTGAAAGTGTCACCTTTTGATCTACTATTAATAATAATCAACAATATTTAGACCATACTCAGTTTTAATAGGTTCTGCTTGTTTAAAAACCACTTTTGATTTCTCTTTATTTTTGAAAATGTCAATAATATATTCTTTATGATCATTGGAACAATCCATTCCAAAGATAACTTCTTGAATTGTATCTGTATGATATTTCATTTTTTGATCATAAATATCATGAATGAAAGCAGTTGTACGATATTCCTCTTCATACGACCAATCAAAATGCTTTGTAAGAATAAATCGCTCTAATGCATGATCATTATCTTTTATATACAGCATGTTTACTGCACTTGGCATTTCATATTTGTATTTTACCTCTGAAAAGGGGATATATCCTTGAGGATAATCATGAACCAATTCCCGAGTAAAATTGCATGCTCTAAATTTAACTCCAATATCACCATACCATTTGATGGTTTTTATTTTAACACAAATTCCAGTATGGTTATTTGCATAATGGCTCCACATTAAGATATTTTCTGGATTTGTTGTAACAGAGAAAATCTTTATTCCATCACGTGCAGCTTTATATTCCTCCGGAGTAAAATCATCCAATTGAATATCATAATTATGAATATGCTTTGCAAGCATATCAATATCTTTATTTTTAAAGTCTTTTTTCTGAAGCCATTTTTTAGTATCAGATTCATCACCTTTCCATATGAGATTAACCCTACAATCAAAAGGATCATTTAATTGACTTGGAGATGAAAAATAAAAATAATCCTCACGAAGAGCTTCCCAAGTAAAATCACTATTTAGAGAATAGTACTTATAAAAATCCATAATATGAATATATACGTATATTGATGTTAATTCAATTTTTACACTTTATTCCACTTATCCGCCACAACCTCTGCAGACTGCCCGATCACATACCCCCCCAGGGCAATTTTCAACAGCTCCCAGCTCTGCTCCGATAGTCTGAATTTCAGATACCCGAAACAATCCGCAATGATCAAAGCAAACAAACCCAGCATAACAATCGGCCGCCAGTTCCTCTGCAGCCAGCTGTCCCCTTTCGCCTCGGCAATGATCACCTCAGCCTGAGCCTTCTTCACTTCCGATTCGATCTGCAGAGCCTTCGATTCCAGCTCTGCTCTCTTCTCTGCCGGCACATCATTGGTAATGGCCGACCGGATATCCTTGGCCAGTGTGCCGGCACCTTCCAAGGCGCCCTTGATGGTATCTCCACCGGGCTTAAAGAGTGATCCCAATATTCCCATAATAACTCCTCAGTAATCTCTACAAAGCTGAAAATGCATCCCGTCCGGAACGGACCAGGTACCGCCGTTCTCAAATCCCAGACTCTCACCGATCGCTACGATCTCAGCCGGGATCCGGCTTCTTTTTCCAAAGGGTCCCAGATGTGGCAGATAGTCAAAGGCCATTCCCCAGGCATGGACCGAGAGACTCCGGCCGCCCCGCTTGGACCGGAACTGGTAGCAGCCTCCCCAGATATCCAGATCCAGTTCCTTCATTTTTTGATATCCCCCGTAATAGCCCGCGACCTGGTCGAAAAATGTGTATATCCGGGGGGCTGCCAGCCGGTGGCCATAGAGGTTCCGGCTGACCAGGTCAAGGTTCCAGGATAACCTGAGGGGATACGGCAGCGGGACTTTCACAAGGTTCCGCCTGGTAAAATCCGGATCCGGCGCAAAGTCATGGTTCCTGTCCGGATCCCCGTAGACACTTTTTATCTCATTCAATCCTGATGGAATCCTCATGAGACTTTCCTCCCTGATATCACATATACCAATAATCCGGATTGTAGGGCCGCCAGACCGATGTGTAGCACCTTGTCCCAAGCCACTTTTTTTATTATTTCAGTCTCTTTTCGTTTTAAATGAGCTGTCCATAACACTCCGACCTTCCTTCGCATACCGTATTCATCACCGGGGACACCTAACATATCCCTTTCAAATTCCTGAAATCGTTCCCGGCAGAAAGGCCGGATTTCTTTCACTTCCTCATCACTCAATATATCCCTCCCGGTTCCACCAAACTTCTGCTGTTAATAAAATCAGGTACCTGTTTTTTCAAATGATTCAACCTTCAAAAATAGATCCCAGAAATACCCACAGTCTCCCATGCTCCGATGAATGAAATACCGGCTGCATTCCTTACCAATGCATTTCCCGAATCTTCGATGTGGACATTTTCTCCTTATATCTACAAATCCGAACCTTACAAAGGAAATTACTGGTTTATACCCCTGTGCTTTCTGGACAAACTCTCCTCCGGACTGAATCACCAACTCAGGTTCTTTCTGATCTGTTTCACGAATTGTAATCCCCTTTATTTTAGATTGATCCAGGGCTTTTCTGATCTTTTTCAGATGCTTCTTATTAGCTCTTATTTCCACTGATTACTCTCCCACTATGATGATTTCAGAAAAGTCGACCAGTTCAGGCATAGACTGACCATTTACGATCAGATCCTGCAAGTAATCAAAACCATTCTCTCCTGCTAATTCCAGAGGAAGGATCTCTTTAAACTCATCAACCTGAGTGATTACAGGAGGTGTTTCCACGTAAGAGGATTCTGCTTCCGTAAGGACATAGGTCGGATCCATTTCAATCTTTTTCAGGATTTTGGATTTTTCAGCATTCCATTCAGCAAAGGCTTTTTCATAGACAGCCTGAGCTTCAGCCACAGCAACTTCATTAGCTTCTTTATCATCAATCTGTTTCTGTATGGCTGCCTTATAGGCAGTGATATCATTAAAGACCTTTTCCAGGACTTCATCCCTTGAAGCATCCTTAAGAGATCCCCAGAGAATGGGTTCCCTTTTCTTCATAATATTGAGCCTGACAGTCTTTATGAATGAGACAAGAGCGGGATCATAGGCTTCCCCATAAATGACATCAGATGAGAGAAGGACTTCCATCTGATTGTTATTCCTATCCGTGTACCGATTCACCTCTTTGAGGATCATGCCATTGTTCAGTTTTATTGCTTTCATTATTCGCTCCTTAGGCGCATTTTTTAATAAAGATCATTGAATAGAAGGCAGGACGATTATCTATCGGGCTGCCGTCTCCTGTTGCTCCTGAATCACCCGTAAAGGCAGGAATATCGATTGGATGAGAATGACTGTATGCAGAGGCTCCTCCTGAAGTTCCACCATAGTTTGGCAGGTTAACCGAATGCGAATGGGAATCTGTTGAAGATTTTGGATAATAACCACCAGCAGTTCCCTGAAACTCTGACGTTGTAGATTTACTAGTGGAAGTTGTATATCCGTGAAGCATGTTTGGTGTACCAGATGATGCGAAATTAACTCCATGAATATGGTAATGACTATCACTACTCGAAGTTACAGAACCGTGATCATGATTGATACTATGCGTATGCGCCACACCGCCAGAAGCTGAATTAAATGCTCCATGATCATGATCAATGGCATGAGTATGAGATGGCAGATTTGCCTCTGTTAATATAAGGCTGTTTGCTCCCCCAAGTTCACCCTCAGCATCGGCCGCTTTACCCATTACAAAACGCCCTGTCATATCCGGACAGCCCCTTGAGGCATTCTCTGCCGTACAGGCATAGAATCCCGGCAGATCAACATCATCCTGCCAATCAGATCCGTCATACATCCAGACAGTTCCCACAGGTAGACTCTTGATCATATAATCCCGGAGTTTTTTTAATGTGACCTTACGGTCTGTCAGCCCATTAATTAAATAAAGAATATGAGAATCCGCCGGGGTCATTTCCTCCGGGCATTCCAGTACTGATTTCTTACCCATAAATCACTCCTATTAAATCGTTTCCATCAAGCAATGCCATTTCTTCTCCTTCCTGATTTATAACCGAGTGAGCCAATAACAAATCCACACCCGAGGGAAGAAGTCCCCCCAGTATTGATTCTGATGACTCATCAACCCCACGGCCCACAAGGGAGTCCCCATCCATCAGACCGATATAATTACCATCCATACTCACAAAATCAGAGACTATAAATATTCCGAACTCTCCATTCTCCCAGATCCGAACCTTTGCCGGGTATACCGGGTGATAATCCACAATAGAAGCCCCATAGAGCTGCTGGATTGCCTGGATAAGAATATCCGGCTCACCGCTTGATATATTGATAAGGATTTTCAGAAAGATAAGGGTACGGTAGGATTCATCATCCCGATCACCTCTTGTCATTCCAATGACTTCACCGGCAATATCAAGTTGATGACCGATACAATTTGACAGGGTGTCATTGATCAGATCGAACATAGTTTTTTCAAGAGAGTCGGCCCGCTTGTTTCCTATACTCACCATTCCCCGGAACATCTCTTTATCGCGTAACTTGGAAATAACAAGGGGAAGGATCACATCATCATAACTGGTAATCTGCCCCATCAAAGGACCTCCAGGACAACCCTACCGGCCGAGACTTCTGCATAATCTGTTTCATCGACGGGAAAATTATTCTGATGATATACCGGATCATCTTCCGGAGCCGCGGTTATAGCGATATAGACATTGGCCTCATCGATACCGGAAGTTTTATATACAGGTCCAATCAATCTTTTACAAATAACATCCTGACCCTTCTTATATTCCTCAAGGGCAAAATCAAGAATTGATTGCCGGATCTGTTCTTCACCATCAGAAGGGAAATCCTCTTCTGAATAGAGGGAGTACTCAATTCTGACCCAGAGATATTTTACGGAAGGTCTTGAAAAACAGACAGTCTGATCACCCCCCATAATATCCTTAACAGTTTTATTTATATGACCGTAGGGCTCGATACCGCTTCCCATCTTCTCCCAGATTTTTGCAGCAATTTCATCTTCATTTCCGCCTTCCACCACAGCTTCGAAGCAGTGACCAGGGCGGCCTTTATCATCGGGATTATCTTTCCTGTTAGAAATAACAACAGCATCAGCGACACCATCCACATCCTGAAGAAGACCGCTTCTGATGGCCTCATCAGTACCGTTTCCTTTTGCACTGAGAGACAGTCTTCTCCGGATCCGCAGCTCTTCGTTGCTTTCCGTATCCCGCCCGCTAATGCCCTGGACAGGATTCTTTACAGTATCCCAATCGGTTTGAGTTGAAACGATGGTATCTATTGTCCCGGCCGGGGCCGGATACTTACCTGTTTTTTCCGCATCAGTAATACCGGGAGTCCAGAACTCATCCATAGAAAGTTCCTCATTACACCCAGCAGAAAAAGCAGTCTCATAATCATAGGTCATGAGATAAAGATCATCTTTGATACTACAGTTCCCGCTCCAGGTTTCTGTTATCTGCAGATAAAGAGCCTGCAGGATCTCATTCAAGGAAGCATCCACAGACGATGTATATTCAAATAACACTCCATTCAGGGTGATTGAATAAAGGGTTGAACCTTTTACCTCCGGCACAGAGAAAAGAGCTTCCTGAACATTGGCACTTGTGATGGTTACTTTATCCCGGAGGATATAGTCTACCTGGTATGAAGCAAATGATTGTTCTACCCTTTTCCCGGCTTCAATGATCTTCCCCTCCCTTCCTTTGAGAAGTATGGGAGCATATGTTTTTAGAGCCTTAAGCCGCTTTACACCGGTATAATCACAAATATTATCCAGAGGAATATCCTCTGCAGAAGATGGATCCCTGGATGCATAGACCTCAGCCATCTGTTCCCAGAGCAGGGCTTCCCGCTTGGCTGATGTTCCGATCCACTGACCCATTACCGATTCTGCAGAGACATCCAGATCATCACCGTAGAGCTTTTTATAATCCCCTTCCATCTCGCTTATGATCAGCTGTAGGGGCTTAGGAATGAATCCCTGAGGCGTTAAGCCATAAATCATATAAACTCCTCATATTTTAGAGTTTCACCATTCTGCAGAGATACGGAGAAATTAAGTAGAAGCTCTCTCTTAACTGTCAATGAGAGCTGAAATGTAGGGATCTTTCGGATCTCTGATATGGAGATAATTTCTTTCTTAAACAGGTCTCCCACAATCTTCAAATCAGGATTCTTCTTATAGATATCCTTGAAATAGGAGATCCCCTTTGAAAGGTCCAGAAACCACTCTCCTTTTACGAGAGTCAGTTTGAAACCCAGTTTCTGAGAGACATATTCACTTTCAGTTTTAGTGAATGCCAGGTCAAAGTCCTTAATAACAACATCACCGGTTTCACCCAATAACAGATCTTTCATCCTATTTTCCTTATACCGGTAATGGCGGCGTTGTAGGCCGACCTTCCGCATCTGTGTGTTTATGCCCCAGGGCTGAATATTTCCCCGCAGCTGATATGATATCCATTCCAGCTTCAGAGAACTTGATACTTGTTAGGAGTCCAAAGCTCATAAGAATTTCAGAATCAAGGACTTCCAGTTTTGTCTTCTTGAATTCGGCCACCAGCCCTTTCTTCGAACCAGGACGGGTATTCTTCCTGGAGAAAGTCCCTGGTATGAAAAAAGCATCATCCAGTGAGTAACGCCGGGGATCCTCCGGAAGTCCGGCGCGGCCGCTTTCCATCCACTGATCAATAGACCTTTCTGAGAAGAGGATCATCCCTTCATCACCTTTCTCCAGGGGAAAACTGACAGAGGCTGCTTTTGAAGCGGGAAACTGAACCGGAACATTATGAATCACCGGCATAGCCAGTTCCTTCCCGCTTTTATATTTCTTCTTCATGGCCGGAACAACGGAAGCCGTTCTGCTTGTCGGATCATAGTTCTCTATATAACCAGGTAAACCAGTATGAAAGTCATCCTGGAAAGCCGTCATCATATCTTTCAGGACATCAAATAGGTTCTCATTCATACTGGACTTATCTCCGCTATGGCCTGAAAATTATCCCTTCGATTGCTCCCTGAGAATACAACCGACTCTACCTTGAAGAATCCATTCAGCTTTTTCGAGAGGACTTTTATCCGGCCCCGTGGAATGATCTCCGGGAAGAGGAATGAAGTAACCCTGTATCGTTTTACTGCTTCTCCCTCTCCTTCCGGCTCTTCCGAGATATCTTCCGGAGAACCGATCAAACCAGTACTGGAAGATAGGAACAATCCCGTCACACTGGCCGGTTTCTCCTTCTCATAAACGAGATATGTTTCATTCTGAATGGTCCAGCAGATCCCCCCGACAGCCTTAACCACCTTTTCAAGTGCAGCCGTAACCTTTCCAATAAATGAAAACCCTCCGGAGAATGATCCTGATATCAGATCAGTTCCCTGAACGGGCAATCCAAGAGCCTGTATAAGATCCTGAAAGACAGCTTTCCGGCTTACCCCAGGCTTATAGGAAACTGAGATTACCTTCTCTTTTCCATTTTTGAATCCATCAAAGGCAGTGATAATAGTTTCTCTATCAGGAGAAGAGCTTCCGGTTTTTATATCTTTGATAGAACCGAAGAAAAGACCTTTCACCCCCTCATCCTCATATCCCGCACGAAGAACCAAGGCTTTATTCTTTCCTGAAATCTTACTGATGGTGTGATCTGAAAGATTGTAGATTTTCACAAGCGCTTCATTCAGACTTTCTTTCTCTGTCTTCTTCACTTCGAATAGGATCTTCAAGTCAGTTATTTCAATGCCAGGTTCTCCAGGAGTACCAATCTGACAAATTACCTTCCGTTTAAAGGCCATTAGCTTCCTCCTCGCTTAGGTACACAAGGAAGAAACGCTTCCCCAGGTTCTCATAAGTCATGACCGCATCAGTTAAATCATTCTGTTTATCCAGGACAATCAGTTCTCCCTTAAACCTGTCTGAATGAATCTCTGTTAAGGGATAATTGGGTACAAGCCGTTTCCCCGTTATCAGGGGATTTCCATCAGCATCAAATACATGAAGGAACCAGCTCTCTGATCTGGTATTCCACCTGATCCGGAGACTATAGAAGATTCCACCCAGTTCAATCTTCTGAATAAATCCGGAGGCTATTTCAGGAAAGACAGGGATATTAACCATACTCAGCTATCCTCTCATCAAGGTCTTTATTCTTCTCTTCCAGATTCTCTTTCATTCTCTCAAAGAGGGTTTTCTGCTCTTCTTCATCCCCCAGAGCTTCATTGGTTGAATCGCTGGTCTGTCCCATATCCGCATCACCCTCAGCCTGTTTGTCTTCCAGAACTGAAACGGGAATTACAGCCGTCTGGGAACGGATGATTTCAATCTGTTTCAATGTCAAACTGAACTCAACGGACTCTCCCAGCTGCGCATTCCGGGGAATTGTCAGCTGTTCAATAGCCATATTCTCATAGACATTCTGAGTGGCCACAATTGTAATCGGCAGGGCCTGCAGACGGATCTCTTTCAATGTCTGAATGGAGTCCTGATACCTTGTTGCCAGATTCCCATCCACATCTTTCACCGGAGAGTTTGTAATGAACCCCGATATCTTCAGAGTGAGAGGATCAACCTCGATTGAATCAGAAACGTCATAGCCCTCTTCAACCGGATTTGATGTAGCCCTGCCGTTCAGCTGTTCTTCTTCTGACAGGATCAAATCAAGATTGAGATCTCCGATGAAGTACTCCCGGTCTGAATTAAAATAGAGGTTCGCTTCCTGAATATCCATCAACGGACCTCTCCACCGGCCGTGTTTGCCATTGCCGATTTCATCTGTCTATCCCAGGCCGCCTGAACTGCCCTCTCCGCATTCTCCCGGAGAGACTGCTGCTGATACTGAGGTGTTCCTTCAGGAACCGCCAGAGAGATTGAAGACTGAACATTTATGGAGCGGCTATTATTATTCATTGTGCCTGGTCTCACCACAGAAGAATATGCAGGAGCAAGCTGAGGATTGGATTCATCTCCAAATCCAAGGAAATCACCGACCCTATCAATCCCTCCTTTGATCTTATCCAAAGCCCCGGAGAACTTTCCCGAAAGGAAGTTATAGAGAGGTTCAATCCATCCCCATAACTTATTGATATCGATACCCATGAAATCAATAATGGATGCGAAATACTCCTTCAGGAATCCAAAGGCAGAAATAAAATGGTCTTTAAATCCATCAATATCCCCCGTAAAAAGAGCAAACAGTCCCTGGAACAGATTTTTAAAGAATCCGAAGGCGCTACCGGCCAGCTCCTCAATAAAGGAGAATGTATCCGCCACGACCTGAGCAAGACCGGGAAAACGATCAGAGAACCAATTCCAGAACATAAGGAACCAGAGCATGAGCTGCTTGATTAAAGCCGTAATCGCCAGATCAGACAGTTGTCTTGCCTGATCAAAAAAGGTGGCAATACCCAGGATGACATCCTTTCCTTTCTCCTTCACTTTATCCAGGTTTTTAACAAATAGAACTATGATGGCTATCAGAGCGGCCACACCTATAATGATCAAGGCTATGGGATTGGCCATCATGGCAGCATTGACTGCCAGGACGGCCCCTTTGAGCATCTTGGCAACCTTTACAGCTGTCCCGATCAGACCTATGACCTTCCCGATAATAAGGAGAGCCGGAGCCAGGCCTGCAGTTAACAATGTCAAAAATACAACTATCTTCTTTCCTGTCTCATTCATATTCTGAAAGCCCTTAACAAGAGTTGTGACAAGGTCCGAAAGCTTACCGACAGGATTCAGAATAACTTCTCCGAAACCGGCACCCAGCAGGAAGAAATTATCCTTCAAAGTGGATATTTTTCCATTCAGTGTCTGACTCTGCCGTTCCATTCCTTTATAGAACTGGCCGCCCTCTGATGTCATTTTCTGAAAAGCAGACGTGATCATATCGGATGATATGGATCCGGTTGATGCCATCTTAATGATCTGAGCTTCAGACTTCCCATACATGGAAGCCAGAGTCCCCAGAATAGGGACACCCGCATCAATCATCATGTTCAGCTCTTCCATGGACGCCTTGCCCTTGGCAGAGGTTTTACCGAAGGCACGAGTCATGGTATCCAGTTTCTGAGCATTTCCTCCGGCCGTATCACCAAGCATCCGCATGGTTTCGATGATCTTTCCTTCTTCAATCCCGAAGGCTTTTAACCTCTGGGAACCAGTATTCAGATCATCAAGCTGAAAAGGAGTAGAAGAGGAGAATTCCTTAATCCGCTGAAACATGGCATCCGCTTTGTCAGCACTTCCAAGGAGGGTTTCCCACTGTGAAGTCATAGCCTGGATTGATGCAGCTCCTTTGATCATCCCGAAGGCCAGACCTCCTGCAGCTGCAGAAACATATTTTGCCTTTTTAGCCAGGGAGACAAACTTCTTCTCGGCATTATTAAAAGCCTTCTCATCTACCTTAAAGCCGATTTTGTTAATCAGTTCTCTCAGTATCATGTTTGATCCCTGTTCTCCCAGGCTCTTGCCGCAGCCTCATAATCCTCTCTCATATCCAATAGCCCGTTAAGCTTCTGAATATCCGTAAAACTCATCTTGTCCACTTCTTCCAGTGACCGGCCGTCCAGAACAATTCGCCAGACCGGCCACTCTTCATCCAGATCAGGAGATAAATCCCCCACATGCCCCAGGGAGGGGCGCATTGATTCAGCGGCTCTTAACCATCCATTTCCTTTGTTTCTGTTCCAATAAGAGCCGCCTGTGAGAAAAAATCCGGAAAGTTCACCTGGATAACAAATACAGCCACTTTAAAAGCAGCAATCAGACTGCAGGAGAAAAACTCATCAAAGGACTCTTCATTTATAAAGACTTCCTTTCCGTCCTCACCCCGTTCCGTGTTCTCCAGGATCATCAGGAGAAGGTCCAGAATCTCATCTTCCGAATACCTGTCAAACAGACCGTCTAAGGCCTTAGTGATAGCCTCGCCATCAATATCAATATCACCCAGGGATTTAATCTCCTTGCTCTTCAGAGATCCCAGCATTCCCGAGAGAGCGCCGATAGAAGGAGTAAGCAGTTTCATTAGCCTGTAGTTAATTCTGAGAGCCTTACGGCCCTTGAATGGGGTAACCCTGTAGATATCCCCATCTATTCGTTTCTTTGTTGTACTCATGATCTACACCACATTATTCCCGCCATTTACGAAGGCGGCCTTTCCCGTATCAAATCCCCATTCCTTGGTTCCGATTTCTTCACCGAAATCAACGGAAGCCCTTTTCTTGATCCAGGCAACCTTTGCAAAGAACAATGTTGCCCCCAGGAGATCCTTGATCAGGAGAGGGCCTTTCCCTTTACCGGTCTTTTTATCCAGATCATATTGAGCTGAAAGAACAACATTGCTCTTACTGGTCTGGGACAAATTGATAGTGACATTGCAGGTATCATCATTTACCTTGGAGCGGGAGACCTCTCCATCGGCTCCAACATGTTTTTTAAAGCCGTCTTCAGCTTCTTCAATCTTTATAAACGAACCTTTCGCATACCCTGTAACAGGGACTCCGCAGAATGTTGCCACTACCTTTTTAGGATCGTAATCCATAGATAACCTCCTTATAGAGTTACTACACCTCTGATTTTTGTTTTATGAATGGCTCCCGCCAGATGGGCTTCGAATGAGGCCCCCGATAGTGACCGAGTCCCTTTATCTGTAATGGAAACATCTTCTGCCAGAGGAACAAATGTCACCGGAGCAGGCTCCGAAGTCAGGAGCTTATTCTCCACTCCCAGTTCCAAAGTTTCTTTCATGATGCTATCCACCTGACTGATTCCGGAATCCTCAAAGGAGATTTTTTCCCCTCTATCAGAAGCATTTTTCTTCAGCTGCAGAATGTTCTCCTGCATACGGGCATGAAGCCAGTCGATACCACGGATCACATCAATATATTCACCACTTCCAACAGTCCCTTCCTCTGTCATAGAGAGGCCTTTAACAGCTGTATAAATATTGGCATTCTTCCCCAAAACGGCATTCAATTCATTTGTACTCAGAGCATAGACATCCACACCTTTCAGGGTAACGAACTTCCAGGTCGTTTTTCCCGGTGTATAGGGAAACCTGTTTGCCAGCCAGGCGGCATCAGGAAATTGATCATCACCAGTACCGCTATCAGGATGATAGAGTACAAATGTACGGTCATAGTTATGACTCTTTATATGACTGGCTATATCTGTCAGATCATTGGAATCTTTAATCTTGGCATCATTGGAAGACAATCCCAGAATCTTACCGTTAGCCTCCGCCCAGGCGGCCATTGCTTCCTGATCAGCCTGAACCCGGCTTGTAAAAATCAGACCGTACCAGCAGTCATTTTCAAGCTTGGCCGCTGCAGCTGCTTCCGTCCAGCTCTCTCCTTCATCTTTCCTGCAGACAACTATTTCCGCCGGTGATGGTTCCTGCATAAAAATGACATTGGCCACTTTTTTAACCAGGTCATCATCAGACCATCCGTCAGCTATCATTTCATCAGTACCACTATATGTCCGTACCCTTTCATTGAATGCGGTAGTGGTTTTATCTGATGCAAACTCTCCCAATACGGCAATAACTCCAAATCCAGCCTGACTCACAACAGCCGTTGCACGGCTAATAGCCAGGTCAACTATCCGATCCGCTTCACCCATGGATATCCCCCTCAAATTTTACTTCTTCAATAAATCCAACCTCTTCAGACTGGACAGATTTATATATAAATGCCGGTTCATATACAGCTCGTTCTTCATACCTGGTGCCGGTCCGGCTTGTTGCATCCTGAACCTCCATAAGATCTTTCAAATAGGATGCACCAGAAGCATGGAGAAGTTTTTGAACCGAAAGCAGATCAAGACTTTCTCTCAGGTCGAAAAGGCTTTGATTTGCTCCCTCTCCATAACAGTGGATCGTTATACTAAACTGCTGTGTCGTATAACGAGAGATAACCCCCTGTTTATTAGCCCCAGCCTGATACGGCCGGTTTAGAGGCTTTGGTGTTTTCAAGGCCAGGGTGATAAAAGGACGTTCGGGAACAGGGGCATCACTGTTAGTCCAGATAACTTTTCCCGCAAACTGACCGCAGACCCACGCCTCTATAAGCAACTTGATATCAGAGAGTTTCGTCAGCATGATCCTCCAGAGATTCCGCAAGCGCTTTGTAATGGGCAAGCCGCGTCCCGGTTCCCCAGGGCTTTACTGTCTTGATCTCATATTTTTCATTATTCCATTCAACAATATCCGCATTACGATTCTTATCAGATGCGTATAGAGGCTTCTTTGTTGTGATGCTGATTTCAGATTTTCTTCTCCTTCCTTCTTCGCTGGAATCCATACCATCACCAGGTGACGGTTGAACCGAAGCCCTCATGGGAACCGGTTCCTTTGAGGAATCATTAACCCAACGATTCCCCTCCCAATGACCGCTTTTTCTTGTCACAAGAATCCTGTCTTTCAGTATCATCATTTCACTGACACCACGGAATCAATCCCTTCCTGAAGAGCACCTTTATCCTCCAGGGGCTTTTTATCGTATCCTTTACGTTCCCTGGTATAGGGATCATTTTCCTTAAAGTCACCACTTTTCAGCTTGGTTAAAATCAGCTCTTTGCAGTTTTTCGCAACAGTATTAAGAGCTTCTTTTTTAGACTTACCTTCCCCGATCCTCAGAAAAGCCGTCTCAATCCATTTATAGATCTGATCCAGATTCTCATCAAAGGAAGAACGGATAAAAGATCTCTCCGGAATAATGATTTCCGTTCCGACCTCCATACCTTTTGACCGAAGAAAGAAAAATTGTTTCTGACTTATTCTTCTCACACTTCCCATTTCAAGGGCATGGACTATTTCGGCAAACCCTGCCTTCTCGCCTGCAAAGAATCCGAACTTAATATAGGAACCATTCAGCTCTTTAAGCTGTTTTCTATATCTCAACCAACCATGATCAATGATCTCTACACCAGATTCACTCATACATGGGGCCTCCGGTATCCTTGAAAAATCTCCCTGGCATTAGTCGGGATCCGAGTTTCAAAGGAAGTACTCACACCGTCAACCTTCTCATTTTTGACTCCTACCCCATCATAAAGAATGCGGTTGAAGTTCCATTTCACTGTTTCCAGAAGAGCCTGTTTAATATCAGCCGGAGTCTCTTCAAAACCGGCTTCATACTTGATCCGGACCGTGCGGCCGCAAGCCTTAACAGGGAATGCTCCCCAGAACAGATCAATCTGTCCCAATTCGCGAACCAGCCAGTATTCAGTTATATCCAATTGAGATTCGGGACCAAACTGAAATGAAAGATCAACAAAAAGGGCCGTAAGGGATTTGACCGGATACTCTTTCAGGAAAATAGACGACTGTCCGGTTCCATACAGTATTTCATCAACTGTCTTCAGGCTGATATTCCGCCCCATTATCCTCCGGGCCTGTAGAGAGGCAGAGCTGATAATGAGTTCAGTCACAGCCTGGTATTCATCCTCGATTGAGAGCAAGGTATTAACCTCGTCCCAGCTGATCAAATCCCCTACAGCCATAAATTATCTTTTCTCCTTTGACTGTTTATCGGCTGTATTCTGAGGAGAGGTCTTTCCGGATGTTTTCTTATCCTTGTTTTCCATTTCCTCTTCCTTCAAGTCGTCCTCATCAGAAAGGCATTTCCTCTTCCTTCAAGTCGTCCTCATCAGAAAGGCTTTTCTTGCCTGAATCGGAGCCGGTTCGATGAGCCCGGCCGGATTCTACCCAGATCTTCCCAATCTGAGCATCAACATCATATTCCTGCCCCTTCTCCAGAGGCTCATAATTCAATTTCATGTTTTCTGAATCGATAATAATTTTCATTCAGTCCCTCCTGCTGCCAGCCCGACGAACGGAGCGTAGGTTATACCGTCCATTCTCTTAACAGGAGCCAGTACCCAGGACTTCCCATCCACATCCCACAGAGCGCGGAGAGTAACCATTCTTTCTTTGAAGTCATTTCCGGAGTAGCCCACATCGATGCGGAAATTGGTTCCGTCACCAATCAGGTAATAACCAAAATTATTGAAAAGGATATCTCCGGGAGTACCGACAGCAGGTGTATGGGTATTCCATTTAATGGGAAATCCCATCAGTCTGTCAGAAATACCCTTGGTGGCATCACCGGCGATAAAAATGGCGTTCCCGTTGTCATCGGACAGGCTCATGATCTGAGGCATCGCTGAGCGGGTAATGGTAAAGGAGGCTTTATTCAGATCCAGCTGACGGGCAATCATGGCTTTGATATCAGCAAAGGTGATCGTTCCCGTAGTCGCACGAGTCAGTTTCAGCAAACCAGTTGAATTGAGAATACCCGTGGGGCCTTTCGTCCCGTCACCATTAAAAAACTGGAAGTCTTCAACGGCTGATTTGGCAGCAAGGATAGTTTTCCGAAGGAAAGCATCCAGACCAACAGTATTCCTCATCAGTTTCTCGGACACTCTGATTGTTCCTACCTGTTCAAAGGGTTTCAGTTTGACCTGTTCAAATTTCAGGTCATTATCAGAAGCGGGAGCGACACCATCCGCAAGGTTTTCAAAAGCCCATCCGCCGAACTCGCCAAGAGATCCGGTTTTAAGAGCAGGCATGATGATTTCCTGATCAGGATGAGAGGGATCTCCGGGTATCGCCAGAGCCAGGGGACGGACAACGGAAACATCCGCTTTAACATTCAGGATGCCGTCGGTCTGTTTTGCGGGAACCAGATATCCGCCAGAGGGACCACCGTCAACCAGAAGATCTCTTTTCTCATGCTTATACCCACGCTGAGAGATCACAGAATAGGCAGCTGAGGCGACCTCTCCAATGGAATCAAAGGAACGTTCCTCTCCACCACCCTCGGAACCACCATCTACCTGGGTAGTCAGGGCGGTTCTCAGATTATTCTGTTCATCCAGGTAGTTCCTCTCCTTCAGAGTACCCTGAATCTCACTATACCGTTGTTTACAACGGGCATATTCGGCCTCTTCATCATCCTTATATCCACGCTTTTCCTTGGCTACCGCACCGTTAATTCGCTCCATAGTAGCCAGACATTCTTCCATTTCCCTGATCAGTTCATCCATGACTGTTCACTCCTCATTTTCATGATTTCTATTTCCCTGGACCGGACTCCGCTTTCATGCTCCCCCGCTGGGGACAAGGCCGCTGCCTTATCATCAAGAGTGGAAACCCTGTCTCTGGCATTTATTGATGTATTTTCGTAAGCAGGAAAGGTCACAGGAGACACTTCCCACAGCTTGATTTTCTCTACCCGGCTCCGGATAATTCTCTTATCACCGCTTCTGTCATCCGCAACGTTCTCTTTCAGAATGTCAAAGCCGAAGGACATCTGATTAACATCTCCCCGGTTAACCGATTCAAACTTGTCACGCCCCTCTTGAGAGTCCGGGAAATCGATTCCCACATGGACACCGTCTACTTTTTCCTCCAGGGAGAGTGTTCCGGCGGAACTTCGTCCCAGGACAATGTCATAGTTATGATTCCAGACGGCCCTGATATCATCACTCGCCAGGCTTTCAGTTGCGGCACCGCGGGAAATAATCTCCTCATAACGGATCGATTCATCCTCATAGAGAATCGTAGTCTCTTCATAGAGAATGGCCTTCCCGTCAGCCCTCTGCTGCCCCTCTTCTCTCTGTTCCGTGCGGAATTCACAGGGCTTACTTCTTTTCTGCATTTTCATAATTCACTCCACTACCGGCTGTATGCCGCAAACACATCCGTCATGATACGGCGGATGACTCTTAATACTTGAAACTTTTAGAGGAGCATCAGCTCCATCAGGCTGAAACTGTCCCGGTTCCAGAAAGTTCTCTTCTATCCCAATGACCTTTCCATCCAGAGCGTCACAATAGGCGCAGCACCCTCCTTTGGAGACCGATTGAATCTTGGTAACTCCCACAGATCTCCAGACAGTTCTGGCAACAGCACTTTCCACAAGGATTCGTGCCTGAGAGACCTGTTCCGGCCGGACTTCCTTCCAACGATCAGTTTGAGCATTCATCTCTTCCACAGTTTCCCGCTTCTTGATTTCCTGCTTGCTTCTGATGGAATAACGGAGACCGAAGGACTCCACAAATCGATTGATAAAGGCCTCATATTCAGAATCAGCCATTGCCACACCGACTTCATCTTGAGCAATGGACCGGATCTCATCGGCATTGATCTGCACGATACCGGCAGCCATACGGGAAACACTCCCTGCAAACCGCTCATAGAATCTTTCTAGAGCTTCATTCAACTCCTGCAGGTTCTCTCCGGAAGCGGAAATAATGTTCCTAACAGCCGGGATCTCTTCCTCCAGGATGTTTCTGGCAAGGGTTTTATATTTCTTGGTAAACCTGTTTGTAATGGTCCGCCGTTTATCAAGTCCTCTTTGCTGACTGGGCAGTACTCCTCTGGCAGAGTTCTCCTGATTTGCTTCTTCCGGAAGCAGTGCCTGCTTCATATCGATCATATTGAGAGGCACGAAATAAGCATCTCCCGAAGGATCATCGATCGGATTCATATTCTCTTTCTGCCGCCATTCATTGGCGCTCATTGCCCCGTTTTGACGGGCAAGCTGGTAAACCTCATAACGGGTTTTGGAATCTCCCCGGAGTAGGCCATCCACCAGAAACTCAATGAAGTACTCCTTCTGTTCTTCCCGGGTTAACAAGGTTTTAGTCATGGCCTGCTCGATGCGGATAAGCCGTGGCAACAGAGAGTCCTGAACATAGTCTATGTTCTGATGCTCGATATTTGAAAAAGTGGACCGGCTCAGATCTTTGATTTTATGAGGCGGAATATTGAACCATCGGGCAACTTCTGTGACTGAAAATTCACGGCTTCCCAACATCTGAATCTCTTCCGCGTTAAACTGGATCGGCTTGAACTCGCCCTCTTCCTCCAGGATGGCAGTTCTATGGTGGTTATGGACACCGCCGCCGTTAAAGGCCTCCCATGATCCCCTCAGCCTGTTAAAAGCCTCATCAGAAAGAGCTTTTTTCAACTGGATAATACCGGCTGGCTTTGAGCTGTTCTGATAGAAACTTTCTGCCTGTTCCTCTGCGGACTGCATAAGGGTGAAAGACCGGCGCCGTTTTGCTATGGGGTTGATACCATCAATACCGTTCAGAGTCATGACGGGAATATGGATCATCTGATCCTTTGGTATTTCATAAGCCTGTCCGTCAACGGTAGTCCGGTAGATTATTTTTCCATTTAATTTGTCCCGGTGAGTGACACCAGGATTCAATGGCCATAGCTCAATAGAACCGTTACCAGGGCGACACACCCATATATAAGTATCTCCCCAGAGTTCCTGATGAATGGCAGAGGCCTGTCTCATCTGAAAGCTGGTCATCAGTTCATTGGGTTCGATAGACAGAACTGAATACAGAGGATGATCAACCGCCCGGATCTTCCCGCCGCTTCCGGTCCGTTTGTATAGGATAAGCGGCAGCATAGCAATATGGCTTGAAAGCAGATCCACTGCATTCCAGACAGCAGATAGATTCAATGCAGAAGTTTCATTCATCAGAGGCCTTCCATCTTTTGAAACCATATTCAGATAAGGGAAATTACCCTCAGAAATATTCCGTTTCTGAGGGATCATACTTCCTATCCGGTTCACCATATTCATGGGAAACTGACGGATCTTATTCAAATCAATTGTTATATCCATCTCATCCCCCGGTTTTCATATACTGATTCCTGCTGTTCTCCCTGAAGGAGATAGGCTCTGTAGTAGGCCATTACCATCATGATTACACCATCGATCCTAGAGGAGGTTTCCTCTCTCTTGGGCTTCACAATTTTCACGTTGTCATTTGAGTCCCGGTAAATTTCAGCGCAGGAGATCATAAAATCCATAACAGGATTGCCGTTATAGGCGACTTCCTGTGATAGGATTCCCCGTTCAGTATGCTTAACTGCGGGGGATATCTCCTTCATTCCCTGACTGAACCTGACACAATTCATACTTTGGGCTTCCAGATTGTTAATAATCCCCTGGGCGCCCCAGGGATCGAAGATAAACTCCGAAATGTTAAACTTCTCCGCATCCCGGCAGGCCCAGGCCTCAATCTCGTTATAGTCGAGAACATTCCCATAGGTGGCACGGACCAATCCTTTACGAATCCACTCCCGGTAGGGAACATCTTCGCTTCTGGTATCAATGGATTCCTCGGGCATAAAAAAACGCCAGAGGAACCGGTAAGGTTCATCCTGCATGACAGGGGGGAAGCACAGGCAGTACCCGGCAAGGTCTGTTGTCGTAGCCAGGTCAAAGGCCGCCACGCAATCTCTGCCGATAAGCTGTTCTTCATTGAAATCCTGCCGGCATTTTACCCATGTTTCATGATTGATCCACCTGGTATGGGCATCCACCCAGATGTTCAGATGCTTTACTTTGAAGTTATTCTCTTTTTCAGGCCGGACAACGGCATCACGAAGAAGGGATTCAAGGAAATCCTGACCAACAGCCACATCCAGAAGCGGGTTAGACTTCTTCCAGACAGCCGGGTCCTTCCAATCATCCCCCTCATCAAGGGTGTAAATGATTCCAAAGTACTCCTCATCCTCTTCGATTCCCTGCAAAATCCGTTCAACCCGGTCCCGCTCTCTCTTACAGGCGCAATTCCGGTTAAATCCGGCAGTCGTAATGACCCAGAGGAGAGGCTGCAGACGGCTACCCATTCCACCCTTGAGAAGTTCAAGGATCTGATCATTAGGATGGGCGTGGTACTCATCGACCAGCGCACAATGAACGTTCAGACCATCTTTATTTTTGTTATCCCTGGAAAGGGGTTTGAAAAAACTATTTGTGTTTGTGTGAACAATGGAACCGGTAAATGTTTTCAGCATCTTCCGGAAGTCTGGAGACTGAGCAATCATTTCATTTGCCACACCCCACACAATCCGGGCCTGATCCTTATCCACAGCAGCAGAGTAAACTTCTGCTCCGCCTTCTCCGTCCAGAAAAAGCATATACAAACCGATGGCCGCCAGGATTGTTGACTTGGCATTCTTCCGGGCTTTCTCTTCGTACACATAGCGGAATCTTCTGTTTCCGGAATCCTTGTGTTTCCAGCCGAAGACAACTGCCAGGACAAACTGCTGAGCTGGCTCAAGATGAATATTCCGGCCTTTCAACTGTCCTTTGACATGCTTGCAGAAACCTACAAAGTCAATGATCCGACCGGCAACCTCTTCATCGAAGTAATAGGGATAGTTTGCTGATTCGGCTTTTACCAGGTCTTCAACATGGCGTTGAACAGAGAGCCGCACCCATTTACAGGCGATCTCTTTCCCGGTAATCACATCATCAATGTACTGCTGGTATGTCTTTTCCAAATCTGTACAACTCCCTGAGCCAAAAAAAAGACGCATCAAGCCTAAGGCTTGATGCGTCTTTGGTCGTTCCATTTAACACATCATCTTCACGATGATAAACTGTAATTGTACGTAACAGGGATCCGGTCTTTCCGCTATCGCCCCTGGTACGGAATAATCAAATTATGCTTTACAATAAACCCAATAAAATTAATTTGTCAAGAGATTCATGAACTTTTTACAAGACCAAACATTTTTTCAAACTCGGATTCATCCTGTTTATCATCTGTTATATCCAACCTCTTCCGGCTCCCTGGAGACAGGCCGAACTCATTCATAAACTTATGATACAGAGCCATTGCCTTATTTTTGGCACTCCGGCAGTTATTCACCATTGAGGCATGATGCTTTATCAGGGCAAGCTGAGCCTTCAGCTCATCCGAATTCTCGGCCGACTTGATATTCTGTTCTGCGTCCTTCTGATCTTTGAGGTGACTCTTCATATCATAGCTGGATTGAACCATATCATCGTAAGCCATACAGCAGGCTTCCAGGCATCCCAGGTCAATCTTCTTTAACAGCTCCTCATCCTTAAGCAACCTGACCAGTTTCCGCCACTGTTTCTTCCCGGCTGATCCCATGTGGGAAGGAGTCTCAATTTTCTCAGGAAGATCCGTTTCTGCTTTAACTGATCCATGATCCCGATCATCACGGAAGGTGCCTGATAGTATTTTTAAGCCCGGTGCTTTCCTGTAGTTCATTCCCTATCTCCCCCTCTTCTGATAACTCTCAAATGACATTGCGATAATTTTGCTGTGGACGTGGAGGGCTTTCAACATACTCATAGAGATTTAATCCCCCCTCCCCCTGTGGACTTCTTCCTGTTCCCCCAGCCACCATCATAGCGATTAGTTTTCTTTGAATGCTCACCTCTGGTCATCGGTACCAGTGTATAGTTTCTATGATCTGGTTCAACTCTTGGATCGTAAGGAGGCCGGTGATCTATCACATAATCTTTCCACTGTGATTCAGGTATATTATGAGCCTTCAGAGTTTCAATTCTGATCCTCTTCCACTCTGAATCTGAGTTCCAAAGGTAGGAAGGCCGGGGTTTCCGTCTCTTGTATTGAACTTCTGTCTGGTGAATCTCACAGCGGGATGATCCTTCGGTGGCATACCTTGGACATCCCACATGAGAACATGGTCTCTTTGCTTTTCTAGGCATTTGCAGTACTCCTTTTCTTTCCTCTATTTCCATATAGATCAAGATTCAATTCTTCCAGTGTCAGATCCTTCCCGTGATAGTACATCCCCAATGTTGTGGCCACATCTGAATGACCAAGATATCGGGATACAGCATCCATATTGCCTGTTTTATCAATCAGAAATGTTGCATAGAAATGCCGGAAGGAGTGAGGATGAAGACCATAGATTGAAACTCTTTCACCAGCTCTCTTAACCAGGTCATGAACTCCTTGCCGGGTATATCTCTTACCAGAGGATGATTCAAACAAGAATGTCATGGCATTAGGGAAAGCCTTATAGAGCCTCTTCCTGAGCCCTCCATTGATCCGTATGACTCTTTCCTTGCTACCTTTCCCCGTTACTCTTATCCGGAACTCTGATTCACGAACCTTCCGGACATGAGACAACCTGATCCCGGTCATCTCTGAAACACGACATCCGGTACTTGCAAGGAACTCGATAATGATTCTGGTCTGAAGATTAGAATGCTTTAAAATCTCATGAAGTTCTTCACCGCTTACCAGATGCTCCCGATGCTTCCGGTTCATAACCCTTGGCAATTTGAAAGATTTGAACTCTGCTTCAATCTGATATTCAGCAATGATGTTCTCATTTGCGGTCAGACCGGTGGTATCCCGATTGTCCAGAAGATAGGATTTCACGGCATGACCATATGTCCTGATTGTCGATGCTGAAAGTCCCTGATCTTTCAACGATTCAAGCCATTGAATTTCATTCCCCATATTTTCCGGAATCACCTGATCAGCACAAAATGAAATAAATCCTTTACAGATCTGCTTATATCGAGCATTTCTGTACGTTTTTTGCCGATCCGGTGAAATTAGATTTTTGTCAAGATTTTCCATACTCTTTACCCGCTTTGATTACTGGTAGATTGATTGGTTTAATAAGGCTTACTTTCCCGTTCGATATCGTGAAAACAAGCCCGACATCACCAAAAGGTGTCTCTCTTACCCGGTCTTTCAGTTCTTCAATATGTGCTTCAACTTCTTTTGTCAGTATGTCCATGTTGCTTATCCTGCTGCTTGGTTCCGATTGTGAGGCGTGCTTTCCCACCACTCACGGTGTTCCTTGATCTCCTGATGATTCTCAAAATCAGATAGCTCCATACCGCACTGAGGACACATAGAGAGCGTAGAGGATGCTGACCACATCTTCCCGCAAACGGGGCAGTGGTGAGGCGTAGGCTCTTTTGAAGTCTTTACCGACTTAACGCTCTTATCCTTTTTCATGGCTCTCTTGAGGAATTGAGGAATATCTTCTCCATGAAACTTATTAACCTGAGAAGGAGTCTTTCCTGTCAAATACTCCTGAAAAATCTCCATAAGCCTTTCAGATCCGAATCTGGTATAGGCAATACCGATCTGTTCTGACTCTTTGGGAGTGAAATAAAAAAATGAACTGGGATCCCTTTCTTTCACCATGCTGATGAGAAAGGTCTTCATAGTTGTTAACGAAGTGATGCCCGCCGCAGGCGGAGAGGTCACCAAGGGTGGAGAAGATGTCTCCCTTGAATCTGAGTTATCCACAGGCTGAGTACTCTCTTTTGATTCTTGCTCTTGTGGAAGGATTTCTTTTTTATAACTACCTTTATAATTGT